AAATTGTTGGAAGAATGTTCTTAGGCCCAAGAACCGCGCATGATGAAACTCCAGTTGGAGAAGGACACAGGACATTACCACCGATAGACTCAGAGCGTTATACAGAACGCAAAGGTTTAGAAGGTCCAATACGAGCACGTAATGGTAAAGTAGTTTATTATGATCCTAAAGAAGGACAGCATTATGACCCAGATACTGACATATATATTTCTAATGACGAATGGGAAAGAATGAACGAAGAAGCAGAAGGCATCGCTGGTGCATTAGATACAATGCGTAAGCAATTTAATGATTATAGCCAAGACCCATCTAATCGTTGGGAAAAATACGATCAGTATAGAAACCAACGTAAACAAATAAGTCAACGAGCAAAAGACTTAAAATAATATTGACATTGTTATAGTTTAATGTTATAGTATATAACTTAAGGAGTTATATATGTCAGTACACATTACCGAGTCAGATAAAACACGATTAAAACATCTTGTGAGCGAAGGTGTTAGAGTTAGACAAGAAGTAGATATGCTCAATGAAGGTTTGCGAGAAACTGTTAAAGCAATTGCTGAAGAATTAGAACTCAAACCTTCTCTTCTAAATAAAGCAATTCGTATTGCATATAAAGGTGATTTACAGGTGCACACCAACGAATTGGACGATGTTGAAAGTATCCTCGATGCTATAGGTATGCGTTTATAAATGAGTTACGTTGATGCATTTTTAATGCAAGAGCGTGATATTCTACACGTAGTAGAACGCCGAGACGGCCAGCGAATCTTTAAAGAATTTCCTGTAAATTATACAGCCTATTATGAAGATCATAACGGCCGTCACGACACTATATTTGGTACCAGAGCAACACAAATTGTTCAACGTAGCAAGAAGAAGTTTAATCGAGAACTCAAGTTACACGGCCGAAAACGAATATACGAAGCAGATATGAACTGGGTGTTTCGTACACTTGAAGATAATTATTTAGATGCTGAAGTACCAAAGTTAAATGTTTGTTTCTTTGATATCGAGGTTGATTTTAATCCCGACAAAGGATTCGCACCAGTAACGGATCCATTCTCACCCATCACAGCCATCACTGTTTATTTACAATGGATTGACAGTCTTATTACTTTGGCTAAAGTTCCTCCTACATTAACTATGGAGGACGCAACTAAGATGGTTGCTGAGTTTGATAACACCTGGTTGTATAATTCTGAGGAGGAGATGTTAAAAACATTCTTAGATATAATAGATGATGCAGATATAATTAGTGGTTGGAATAGTGAGGGATATGATATTCCATATGTGGTTAATAGAACTACGCTAATATTAAGTAAGAGTCATACTCGCAAGTTATGTTTGTGGGATCAATTACCAAAGCCGCGTTCGTTTATAAAATATGGCCGCGACCAGGAGACATACGATCTCGTTGGTAGGCTTCATTTAGATTATTTAGAATTGTATCGCAAGTATACGTATCATGAAATGCATTCGTATTCATTAGATGCTATTGGCGAGTATGAATTAGGTGAAAGGAAAATAGCATATGATGGTAGCATTGATCAATTATATAGGAATGATTTTAAAACATTTGTAGAATATAATAGACAAGATACAATGCTATTAGCAAAAATAGATAGTAAGAATCAGTTTATTGATTTAGCAAATAACATTGCACATGCTAATACAGTGTTGCTTCCAACAACGATGGGGGCAGTAGCAGTAACAGATCAAGCAATTGTTAATGAAGCACATAAACAAAATGTAGTTATTCCTAACCGGCCGCCACGCAGGGCAGAAGTCGAACGGATTGATTATAGTATGTTAGATACAAAAACTGCGGTCGGCGCATACGTAGCATTTCCTAAGAAAGGTATACATGACTACATAGGCGGCATTGATATTAATAGTCTGTATCCGAGTGTTATTCGTTCAATGAATATGAGTCCAGAAACAATTGTAGGACAATTGGAACCAACATATACTAATATATTTGTCAATGAGCGATTACAAACTAAAGGTACGAGTTTGGCAGATGCGTGGGAAGGAATTTTCAGTACGGTTGAATATCAAAAAGTTATAGAAAAAGATAAAGTAGATAAAATTACAATTAAATATGAAAACGGCAAAACTGATATAATGACTGGCGCAGAAATATATAATCATATATTTAAAAAGATGCCTATGTGGTGCTTAACTGCAAACGGTACAATATTCGACCAAAGTAAAAAAGGCGTAATCCCTGGTTTACTAGAAAGATGGTATGCTGAACGGAAGGGATTACAGAACAATATGCGTAATGCAAAGACGCCGGCAGAGCGAGCGTTCTGGGATAAACGACAACTAGTTAAGAAAATTAATCTTAATAGTTTATATGGTGCTATTCTCAATCCTGGTAGTAGGTTTTTTGATATTAGGATTGGTCAGTCTGTTACTTTGTCCGGCCGAAGTATTACTAAACATATGGCGTCAAAGACAAATGAGATTATAACAGAAACATATAAGCACGATGGTGATGCTGTGATATATGGCGATACAGACTCTGTATATTTTAGTGCGTATAGTGCATTACAAAAAGAAGTTGAGGAAGGGCAAATAGCCTGGAATAAAGATATTGCTATAGAATTATATGATCAGGTCGCTGAAGCAGTAAACGATAGTTTCCCTGGGTATATGAAAATGGCACATAATGTATTGGAAGACCGCGGGGTATTAATTAAAGCAGGTAGAGAACTTGTTGCAAGTAAAGGTATCTTTATTACAAAGAAACGATATGCTGTTTTAATATATGATTTAGAGGGCAATCGGCTAGACAACGAGGAGTCACTGGGCAAAGTTAAGGCAATGGGATTGGATTTAAAACGATCTGACACACCTGCTTTTATGCAAGACTTTTTAAATGAAATTTTAAGTAACTTATTAGCCGGCGACACTAAAGAAGATATCTTTGCAAAGATTAAACAATTTCGTGTAGAATTTGGTGAACGGCCAGGATGGGAGAAAGGTACCCCTAAACGTGTTAATAACTTAACAAAATTTTGGGAGGCAGAGCATCCTATAGATAAAAGGACAGGGCAACGAGGTTATAAAAAAGCCAATATGCCAGGACACGTTAGGGCGGCATTAAATTGGAATACTTTGCGAGAACTGCATAGTGACAAATATAGTACGCCAATTGTTGATGGTGCAAAAACTATTGTATGTAAGTTAAAACCTAATCCAATGGGATTTACAAGTGTTGGATATCCAACGGATGAAAATCGCATACCAGACTGGTTTAAGGAGTTACCGTTTGATCACGATGCAATGCAAGATACAATTATTGATAATAAGATTTCAAATTTACTTGGTGTCCTTGATTGGGATTTGCAAGAGACCCAACAGTCTGTAATATTTGAATCTTTGTTCGAGTTAAGTTGATGCTTTTTACTATAAAAAAGACAGCAAGAAATGATGTAGAATTAAGCGAAATCAATGATGCAATTCATTGGATAATGCATACTAATATAAAACATTATTGGGAGGAAATATATGATAACTGGTCATATCCTCGGACATTTTTATTTAGGTTCACCAATGAAATGGATATGTTATTATTTAAACTGAAAACCACAGGTAAACAAGTAAACAAAGATTGTTCTTGACATATTACTTGAATTGTTATACAATATACATATAAGGAGTTTTTATGAGAATTAAGAAGATTATATTAATCGTATGCATGTGCATCCCTGCTATAGCAAATGCCATGGAGTATGATGGAGAAGCCGCAATCGGCTGGAATGGGGTTACATTAAAAACAAATGACTCAACGGTAGTTGATGCCAAGTTTATGTTTAAAGTACCTCATTATATTGTTAATGTAGGTACCCACTTTTCACACACTCGTGATAATGAGAATGTTATTGGGGCAATATTTGCATTGGAAAAGTTTAATTTTTTGTTAGAAGAAACAATTGATTATAACTGGACGACAGAGGATATTACTAGTGAATTGAAAGGTCAGTATTCAATATCACCGATAGATACTGCTGTTTTTGTAACGGGTAAATTCAGGCTCGACGAGTTTGATTACACCGGCACTGACGTTGGATTAGAGTATACACTCGTACTTAATAAGTATTTGGCATTTGGTGCAAAGTGGACTGTACCTTATGATACTGATTTAAATCAGTTGGAAACTATTGCATTATTAAATGTAAAAGTAACATTAGACTAATGAGGAAAATTAAATGTTAAAAGACGTATTATTAGATGTTGTTAAACATACAAACGGACTTGGTTTTATTGAGGCGGCAAAGATCGAAGGCACAGCTGAAGTAACTAATATTTCTGCAATGGATGTAGATCGTTCAGTTATGCTGTACGGTCAGTTGCATAATACAGTACCAGAATTTGAAGGAACATTTGGCGCTGCGAATTTGGGATTTTTAAATTGGTTATTAAATTGGGAATATCTCAATGATGACGGCTCGTCTCTCAGTGTTGTTCGTAAAGAACGCAATGGCGTTGATCAACCCGAAGAGATAGAATTTAAAGGCTCAGCAGGATCACCATGGTACTATCGGTTTATGAGTGGTGCGTTAGTTGAAGAACAATTACGGACGGTACGATTTAAAGGTGCTGATTGGGACGTTGAGTTTCAACCTAGCCAGAAAAGTATCCAGTTGTTTAATAATGCCGCGCAAG